AATTAACCAATAATTGATTAAACCCTTTAGCATCTACTGTAGTTATATTAAAATTAACTGTAACTTGTTTTCCCATACCTAGCTTATCATTTGGCACTATTGTTCCTGCTTGGTCTGGTACAAATAACTCTGCACCTTTTTCACCTACAATACTTGGTTGCCCTACTGGTGGTCTACCACCCTTTTCAAAACCTTTTATTTTATTTATTAATGCTCCACCAAAAGCCAAAGCACCACCCACAGCCACAATATTAAATGGGAAAGGTATACTAGCAAAAGTTTTCATAGCACCCTCATACAAGCTAATCATAGCCTTTTTAATAGCATCCATTTTAAACATAGCCATTGATTTACCGAAAGCCATTTTAACAGCTTCACCAACTAACATTTCAACAAATGATTTAACAACAAATTTACCTAAATCAGCAAAGTTTAGTTTACCTGTCATTACAAAATCTGTCAGAGTTGATTTTAATTTCCCAAAACTAGCTTTGCCAATATCTTCTATTTGTGTAAAAGCATCTTTTTGTTTATCTAAAGAAGCCATAAAACCTTGATTAAATGTTTCTAAAATACTTAATTTTTCATCTGCTGTGCTTCTAGCTATCTGTAATTCCATATCAGCTATTTGTTCTAAAGCTATAATTTCTTTAGGCTTTCCAAATTCAACTTCTGCACCAGTCATGCTTTCGGTAGCTACCGCACTTCTTCTACCCATAAAACCATCAATGTCCATGCCTATAAAATCTGGTCTTTGTGTTGGAAATGCTTGAGGTAATTGAGCTTTTTTCTCTGCTATTTCTATAGCTTCTTTGTCAGCTTTATTTTTAGCTTCTTGTGCTTTAGTGGCTAGAAATGTGTTATCTGCTTCCATAGCTAATAATTCTGGCATTAATTTTAAATGCCCTAATTCGGCTTCTAAATTTTGAATATGTATTTTTTCTAGTGCATTTAGCCCAATTAACTTAGTTAGTAAACCACCTCTAATCTCTGTTAACTGTTCCTCTATCTCCGCAACTCTTTCTTGCCTTTTAGCTACAGTTGATAAATCTCTTTGTAACATACCAATGGCAGTAAAAAAACCTCTAGCAGAATCAGTAGCATCAATAAACCCCTCTACCATTCTTGTAAGTTTTGGAAGCATAGGGGTGATAACATCTACTGCTAATTCATCTAATGCAGAGCTAAGAGCTTTTGAAGTATTAGCAAAACTGCCAGATGTTCTAGTAGCATCATCATGAGCATCTGCTGTACCTGCTATTATTAGATTTAATCTAGCTTGCACTTTTTCTGCATTAGTGACTTCACTTGCAGTTTTAGTAATTCCCATTCTTAGAAGTTCTTGTTTTAATGTTGCTTCTGTAATAACAACTCCAAAACGTCTAACTGTTTCATGATTACCAACTAATGCACTTTGAAAAGCCATCATAGTTTCTACGTCACTAGCATTATTAAAAGATGCAACGTCTACTGCTAATTTAGTTAATTGGACTGATAGCTTTGATGCTTCCCCTCTAGCAAATCCCATAGGTACAAAAGTGTCCTGTATAGATGAAGCCATTTTTTCCAATTCAAATGTGCTTCTTCCTACTTCATTGCCAAAATTTCTTAATTCATTTCTAACATCTTCTACAAACTTACCAAAAACAACAGATGACTTTGACTGCATTTCTTCTACAGCACTAGCCATATTAACCATTTCTTTGCTAAATCTTAAAGTTTGGAAAACAATTACACCACCAACAACATTTCTTATTGTATTACCTAAAGCATTAAATGATTTTTGTTGATGGGCTACTGATTGTTGAACATTATCTTTTAGTTTATTAACACCCTTAGTGGCTGATTGCATAGCCTTTTGGGTTTTATCTTTGGCTAGTATGTCTATATTTACTTGTTTTGTTGCCACTATCTTCTAGCCTTTGCTAATCGTTCTTGTCTTTCTCTTTCATCACTTTGTAAAGAATAATACGCTATCCACATATTAAACTCATCAACTGTCATTTGCAAGATTTCAGAAACAGACTTGTGTAGTTTTTCGGCTAAACCAAAAATGTTATGTAACTCTACATCATTTTTTAGTTTTTTTTATTCTCTTCAATATTATCTGTTGATGTACCCATAATTCTAGTAGCAACATCAGCAATTATATCTGTATCAGCTTTGGTTTTAAATGCCAAAACATGAGTAGCATTAAACATTTTATCGCCATCTTTTGTTAATGCTTTTTCAATAATTACATCAATCAAAACTATTAGGTCAGTACCAGAAGCACCCTTAAAAATTTTCTGTTTTTCAAGCATATTAAAAGGTTTGCAGTAAATTGCTTTATCGCCTACTAAACCCCACTCTGGCACTTCAATTATCTGAGTTTCTAATGTACTAAAATGTTCTCTTACACCATCAAAGTAGTCTATTTTTTCTGACATATCTTACACAGTACCGATAGTAATACCACCAGTTCCTTGTAATGATACAGTTCTAGTTGTAACACCATCAAGTGTAACACCAACTGACATTCCAGTTACAATTCCAGTTCCACTAAAACTTTCATCACCACTTGCATTACCCTCTGGTAAAAATACAAAGCTAAGGCTTGAACCTTGTACTAGTGATGCTTGTTGTGCATTAGTTTCGTCATAGTTCATATCAATAGAAGCTGTAAATGTTCCTCTACCTACTAAATATGATTTATTTGAATCTTCTAATGCAGTAGTTTCAACAACGTCTTGAGTTGTGTCTAGGGTGTAACCTGTAACATTTCCTATGGCTGTTCCGCCAACAGTTACAACTCCCTCTTTTCCGTGATGTGTAGCCATGTCTTACTCCTTATCTTTGGTTTCTTTATCGCTTTTTTGGGTTTTATTTGCAACATTTTTTTCGGCTTCTTTATAACCTAGTTTTTTAAAATGCTCCAAATTCTCTGCTGTTATCGTAATAGTATCTTTACCTTTAACGATTTGTATATCTTTAGCCATTATGAATCTCCTCTAGTATATTCATAGAAAACCCTCGCTGTTATTCTAACACCACCATATGGGTATAATGTTCCCTCATCTGTTGATGCCTCGATAATTTGAGTATCTATAGCGTTTCCGTTTCTGGTTACATCATTATCTAATGTTTCTTCAATAACTTCAATTAATTGATTTCTTATTGTATCAATATTTGTATTTGTTCCTTTACCAAAAGCTACAATTAAAAAATCTATTGTTCCTGTATAAGTTCCAGAACCAGTATCACCTATACTTGCAACTTCTCTTGTTTCATCTCCACTTTGCACAAACATTGCAGGAAACTGAGCATCTGATAATTCTTCTACCTCGAAAGGCTCTCTGGTAATCTTTTTAAACTCTATAGGGCTACTTACAGCATCAAGTTTAGTTATTATATCACTAGCTATGTTTTCTCTTTTGCTCATAATCTCATTTCTTTAAAATAAAATTTTGAAAACTCTGCCTTTAACTTATCTTCTTCTTTATCACCTATAGAAAAGAAAGGTCTGGTTATCTTTCTCCTGCCTACTCCAAAAGTGTCATGATAACTTGCTATCTTTTCTCTTTCCTTGTTAGCAAAAAATAATGTGCTTTTAAATCCGCCAGTTCTAAAGTCTAAACTTCTAAACATTTTGCCAGTATCAGTTAAATCTACAAAACCAGTCTGCCTACCCCTCTTTTTTCGCCCTCTGACAGTCGAACTTGCATAAGGTCGCATATTACCACCATCTGGTAGCTTTCCGCTTTGTGTACGCTTTGTAATCATCAAAATAGCCATGTTTGATACTCTTTTTAAACCTTTGTTTATAACTGACTTTTGTTTACGAGTTATATTCTTTAAAAAGTTTGTAACCTCAATACTATTTATCTTTGCTGATACTTCCATTATCTAACTAATCTAAGGCTGTGCAGGGCTTCTTTTTCGCTATCTGAAACTGTACCACCGCCATCTTCATCATATTCGACACCATCTCTTAGAATAGCTTGAAATTCTTCTTCGTACCTATCCCTGTAAAAATCTATTTGCACTTGGAATGTATCTTTACCCTCGCCTGTGTCTGGGTCTCTCCATTTAGTTAAGATTGGATAAATATATTTCCATAAAGATAAATAAACTACTGATTGTGTCCATTGTGCATTTGTCAGCTTGCTATTAGTCATTTCAACAGAAGTTATTTTAGTTATATCCTTGTATCTGACTTGATGCCTATATCTTTCCCACCATTCTTCTCGAATACGTCTTAAAACATCATTTTCAGCAAACTGTAACTGGTCAGCAAAGTCAGCTATGCCAAACCCTAAAATATCTGGCTGTATCTTTTGTAAATCTGTGTTAGCTACTGCAAATTCTGTTGTTGCCATTATTTAGCTTTCTTTTTAGATTTCTTTTTGGGCTTAGGTGCTTCTGGTTGCCACTCTGGGTCACCACTAGGCTCTATCTTTGTTTCTACTGGCTTTGGCTTACCCTCATAAATAGACCAACCTCTTTCAGCCCAAATCTTTTCATTAGGCTCATATTGTATTTTTAATCTTTCAATAATCTCGCCTCTTTTATTTATTAATTTAACAGTTTCCATTTTAACTCCTTAGATAAAAAGGGAGGTTTCCCTCCCTAGTTAAATTAGTTTGCCAAGCTATCTGCTGTTAACTTAACTCCATAGCTGTCATGAAGTTCACCAACTCCATAAACTGCTGTTGCTACGATTTCATCTGCTCTTAGTGAAGCATCTCTTTGAGACTCAATCTTAAGGTCTTGCATCATTGCAACCGCTAAAGCGTCTTGTGAGAATACACCACCAATAGAGTCATCAGAACCATCTACTGCAACATTTGAAGATTCAAATATCTGAATACCTGCAATCTGTCCTACAAATCCTGCTCTCATAGCTTCGTTACCTAAGTCTGGTATATTAGCTGTTCCCGCAAAAGTATTTGTTAATGCTTTCTTAACATTAAAGATTTGCTTAGGGTGGAATACACCATAGTAAGGTGCAGGTGCATTATTAGCTCTTAACTCAGTACCCGCTTCAAATAGGTCTTGAATTGTAAGCTCAACTCCTGCTCCGCCACCTTTCTCTGTTGAGAAACCTGTAAATAATCCAGATAAATCAGCATCCATTTTCCTAGCTATGGCTTCACCAAATAACCTGCCAATATCCCCTGCAACATTTCTTGATGCTGAGTTTCTAGCTAGGTCTGTTAGTGTTGTCATAATACCAACCTCAGATGCAGTAATTGTTACTGAACTTGGGTTGACTGCTGTGTTTGATAAATCTGTTGCTTCTGCTACTGCTGAGGCGGATACTGTTGAATATATTGGTACTTCAACTGATTTTCCACCACCTATAATAGTATAGTTGCGGACTAGATTTCTCATAATTGACTGTTCGCTTGCCACAAATAATGCTTCAGCGACTATTTCGGTATATAGTTCCGAAATGGTGGTTGAGGTTGTTTCGTTAGCCATTTTTAACTCCTTATAATTATAGCCATTTAATTATTAATAACTATCCGTCTTGATTGGGAATCTCTCTGCTTTCTATATTCAGAGTACTTCTTCCTATCATTAGGGTTAGTCATATCTAAATCACTCAAATTTAAAGGTTTATTGAGTTCTGTCCTATCCACATTTGACACCGAGCCAGAGCCACTTGGAGTAGCACTAACGAAGTGTGGGTTATGTGTTAAAAACTCCTGTACTAACTCGTCAGTTGACAAAAGTTCCCCATTGCTATTGTACCTTGGTAATCCCTTAGAATCAAGTATTTCTACATTTCCACTTTCATTTAGCTTAATTTGTGGCTGTAAAAGACTTACAACTTGGTCTGGATTAATGGCTTTATTCTTAGATGCAGAAGATAATAATGATTTATTTATCTTAATATCTTTTAACTGGCTTTCTAAGTTTGCCCTTTCTTTGTGCCATTCTTGGGTCTTATTCTTGAGTATTTCCTCAAACTCGCCCTTTTGTATCTTTTGCTTTTCTTCTAATTCTTTTTGAGTTTTGACAGCATTAACAGCTATGTCTATATCCTCAACACCAAGTTTTTTATACATTTGGCTTCTTTCCTGTGCTAATCGTTTTTTAATCATTTCAGCTACTTGGTCTTGTGAATACTTATTTTCAACTTTGACTTCTTCAACTCCTGTAGTTGCTTCTGTCGTTTCAGTAGTTTGTTCTACTTGGTTTTCTTCCATTTTATATCTCCTTAGTTGGATAGTATCCTTATAACAAAGTTTTTCTTAAATTGCTATAAGTCTTGGTTTTGAGGGGTTATTTCAATTTGAGAAATAATTTCCTCTACGTCATTTATAATATTTTGCTCATCTAAATCTAAATCAACATAAAGACTTCTTATATTTTCTACATCTTCTTTATTAAGATTTTCCCCTTTTGCTTGCAAAGTTTCTGTTATTCTATCAAGTGATAAGCTCATCTTTTATCTCCTGTAATAATTTTAAAAATTCTGGTGCTACTAGCTCTTCTTTCCCTCTGTAATAAAGAGAAAAGTTCTCCACAAACCATTCTTTTGTATTTGTAGTTCCATATTCTGAAGGGGAATGTTCTTTAATATTTCTTACTTTGCCTAATCTATCTTCTAATGGTCTGGCTACTGCAAAAAATTCTGGCTCTGTTCCAAATGTTGGATTTTTTCTTCGGTCTTTTATTTTATACATTTGATGTATGTGATGCCCCATTTCATGATAAAATGTAGCTCTAAACTGGTCGACATTATTATTTTCAAAGTATTTTGCTGACCAAGGTCTATCCCCTAAACTATCCCCTCTTTTCCAAAAAGATTGATTGGCATACAATTTATTATCTAATTTTAAATCAATTTCTCTAATTTCATCTTTAATTTGACTTTGTTTATTACCAATAACAGCTAACTTTTTGTCTTGTTTATCATAATATTTTTGAGTAAAAACTCCCTCACCGCTAAATTGTCCACTTCCAATAGTTCTCCAATCCCAATTATCTCTAGCACCAAATTCTTTATATATATTCATTCTTTGCTTTTTAAAATCTTCATATTTTTTACTTAACTTTCGCTTTTTTTCATCAAGTTCTCTTATTGTTTTAGGGTCTAATGGAGTTCTGCCTATTCTCTTTGCTGTTTCTTTTGCAAATCGTAACTGCATACCCATTACCCCGTCTCCCATGTTAGCCAAGAAAGACCTTTCATTTTTTGAACCAACAATTCCCCTTATCATTGGAACATTAAACTTTTTACATAATTCTTCTGCTTCTGGCATCATTGCTAAAATCATAGAAAGCTCTTTATCTTGTAGCTTTGCCCCAGATATTTTTCCAAATTGTTTTGGATTTCTACCCCTATAATGACCAATATTTTTATTTAAATATCTATCATCTTTACTGGCATCACTAAAAACTTTGTTTAATCGCTTTGTTGCTTCGTTTGTTGATAGTATTTGTATAGTTTGCTCTGTTACACCCTCTCTATTTATTGGTGTAAATATATCTGGTTCTTCTACAACTGGTGGCGGTGGTGCTTCTTCTATTTCTTCTTCTTCTGGGATTTCATCTATTGCTTCATCTATTGTAGGTATCCAAGTATGCCTACATCTATAACCACCTCTAACAATAAATGGGTCTCCAGTAGATTTACCTGCCCAACTTTGTGTATTCCAAATTTCTCTTATTTGCTCTTCTGTGAGTATTCTATTAAGCATATTTACACAAAACTTACGACTATCCCTAACTAATGTGCCAGTATAAGTAAATTTATCTATTCCTGCTTCTTTTGCTTTAGCTACTGTAAATTGCCCGTGGAACTGCATAACTGAATCGTGGGCTATTTGTCCTGCATATCTTCTAAGGTTGTTCCCTGCCCTATCAGAAGCGTATTGAGTGTGTAATTTCCTTATAGCTTCATCTACTTGGGCTTTTTTGGTTACATCAAATTTATTTTCATTAACAAAATCTACTAATTCATTAATTTCAGTTACATTTGACTGCTTATAAACCCCATTAATATGAGACCTAATATTACTTACCATATCCTCAAAAGGTCTACCTGCTATTGCACTTTGGTAAACCTCATCATTAATTACTTTTAAAAATCTTTCAGCTATATCCTCAAATCCACTAAATGTCTGGAATTTAAGAGCATTTATAGTCTGTAAATCAACTTCTGTAAGGCTTTTAAACTTTTTGGGTATTTTAAGCTCACCAAAGTTATCAAGAACCTCTTTTGCTATTTTATTATATTCCTCATTAATAAGAATATCAGCTTCATTTAGAAAGTTTTCTTCTATAGCTTGCCTTATCTTAGGCTGTAACTGTATAGCTAATCTCTGGCTTACTAATTGCCCTTTGGTAGCCCTTGTGACTTCTTTAACAACATCATTTTCAAGATTATATAAAACATTTAATAATCTTTCTTCGTGTTGGTCAGCTAATTTT